AACTCCGACAATGAAGATGTGGCGCTCTTATGTGAAGCGAGGCTTGCCGTTAAGTCAACGCTGGAGCGAACACGAGCGCAAAGGTTCCTCGATATTTCTAGTAGAGGAAGACTCCCAGTCCCACTTAACTATTATGGCGCGCACACCGGTCGATGGTCAGCAAGTAAAGGTTCTGGTCTTAACCTGCAAAACCTAAAGCGTGGTTCGTTTTTACGTAAGGCCATCATGGCCCCCGAGGGATACATGCTGGTGGTGTGTGACCTTGCACAGATTGAGCCGCGTGTCTTGGCGTGGCTGGCTGGATACGATGCGATGCTCGACATTTTCCGAGCCGGAGGCGATCCGTATGCTGCCTTTGGTGCGCAGATGTTTGGTATACCGGGGCTTAGTAAAGACAGTCACCCTGATTTGCGTCAGTCTGCGAAGTCTGCTTTGTTGGGCGCAGGCTATGGCCTGGGCTGGTCCGCATTTGCCGCGCAGTTGTTGACAGGGTTCCTAGGTGCGCCACCGACTCGATACGACAAAACCTTTGCCAAGCAGCTAGGGGCCGACGCTGAGTATGTGCAGAAGTTTACCGATTGGGAAGTTAACCTTGAGAAGCTGGCTGACATTCCCCACAACTGCACCGATCAGGAATTATTTGTCCATGCAGTAGCTACTAAGAAAATCATTGACAGATACAGGGATGCCGCTGACCCTGTCGTGCAGTTCTGGAGTATCTGTCAGAACCTAATCCACAGAAGCCTGATGAATGGCGAGGAGGTGCCCTACAAATGCGTGACCTTCAGGAAAGGCGAGGTCGTCTTGCCAAGCGGATTATCCCTGCGATATAATGACCTGAAAGGCAACCCGGACGACAAAGGTCGGGTGCAATGGGTGTATGGCCCCAGCAGTAAGAAGCTATACGGTGGAAAGCTTACCGAAAACATCGTGCAAGCGGTGGCTAGGTGCGTCATGACGGACGGCATGTTGCGGATACAAGAGAGGTATCCGTGCGTATTGACTGTTCATGATGAGGTTGTCTGCCTTGTACCAGAGGCAGAAGCAGAGGACGCTAAAACATGGGTTTTAGCGCAAATGGTCATGGAGCCGAAGTACATGCCGGGGATCCCGCTTGATGCTGAAGCTGACGTGGCGCATCGCTATGGCGATGCTAAATAGTGAAAGGAGAAGTATGAAGTTACCTACAAAAATAAGAGTCGGACGAAGGCTCTACAAAATTCATCAAGTCAAACAGATTGACAATGGCCTGATGGGTGAAGTGGATTACGACACAAAAGAAATTGCAGTTGCAACCCATAGCAGTCTAAGTGGGCGCAGGTTCAAGCGCGAAGAAGTAATGGACACGTTCTGGCATGAGTTGACGCACGCCATTCTCAAAGACATGAACCACCCCTACGAGTCAAACGAAAAGTTTGTGCTTGAGTTCTCTAGCCGCCTGACTAAGGCGATTCAAAGCGCGAGGTTCTGATGCAGAAAATCACATGGTCCCACAGCAGTCTTAAAGATTTCGAGGGATGCGCCCGAAGGTATCACGAGGTCAAGGTTTTAAAGAACTACCCGTTCCAAGAAACTGAGCAGACCCGTTACGGCAAAGACCTTCATAAAGCTGCCGAAGACTATGTGAAAGACGGCACCCCGATACCCAAACAGTTTGAGTTTGTTAAGCCGACAATCGACGCGCTACTGGCTAAGCCAGGACGCAAACTCCCCGAGCACGAGATGGGGCTGACGATTGAGCTGCTGCCCTGCGGGTTCAAGGACGAGAACGTATGGGTGCGGGGGATTGCCGACCTGCTGATCGTAGACGATGATGGACTGACCGCTTGGATTGTGGACTACAAGACAGGCAACAACCGATACCCTGACACCGACCAGTTAAAGCTTATGTCGCTGATGACCTTTGCCCACTTCCCCCATATCCGTGAAATAAAGTCGGCCCTTCTTTTTGTTGTGAAGGACACCATCGTTAAACATCGGATGACCTTCGAGGAAACAGAGAAGGAGTGGTGGGAATACAGGCAACGGGTGTCAAAGCTTTCTTCTGCTTTTGAGCACAACGTGTGGAACCCCACGCAAACGCCGCTGTGCGGATGGTGCCCGGTCAAAGGATGCGAGTTCAACCCCAAACATTAGGAGGTCGCCATGACCAGAGATTACAAAAAAGAATACAAGCGTGACTTAGAAACCGGGAAGTCCGGGCCAAGCAGTGCGCAACATGAACGCCAACGTGGGCGCCGCATGCTCGATAAGAAGGGCGTTGACAAAAACAAAAACGGAAAGGCAGACGCCCGAGAGGGTAAAGACATTGACCACAAGAAGCCAATACGGCAAGGAGGAAAATCAAGTATGAGTAACATTCGACTACGCTCAAAACGAGCAAACCAATCTGACAACGGGAAGTAGCCCATGCAGATTGTCGACAATAAAGCTTTGGTGCTGCGGACACGCAACCCAGACAAATACAAAGTAATACCGAGGATGGCAGTAGTTGGAGAAAGCGAAGGCATATACGAAGTAGCAGTTAAGTGGGGGTTGGACGAAGTCGCGGTTCTTAGAAACCTAGGCGTTCGGGATGTGCCATCTCCCATCATTGCCCGATACAACTGGCCCGGTCGGTATAAGCCAATGGAGCACCAGATTGAAACGGCTTCATTCCTAACAACGCATCGACGTGCGTTTGTATTCTCGGAACCGGGTACAGGTAAAACGCTCTCAGCCCTGTGGGCTGCAGACTACCTGATGAAGGCTGGGCACGTGCGCCGTTGCTTGGTTTTGTGCCCTGTGTCAATCATGCATTCGGCGTGGATAGGCGACATAAGCAACAGCATTATCCACAGAAGCGCCATCGTAGCCCACCACCAACAAGCCTCTCGACGAATTGAAATGGTGCAGGGCGACTACGAGTTTGTAATTACGAACTACGAAGGGCTAAACCTAATTGCCAACGAGATTAACGCAGACGGTCGTTTTGACTTGGTGATTGCTGACGAGGCCAATGCATATAAAAATGTTTCTACCAAACGCTGGAAGTCTCTGAATCAAATTATCCATTTAGGCACACGCTTGTGGATGATGACAGGAACCCCGGCGTCTCAGTCCCCTCTCGACGCGTACGGCTTGGCTAGGCTGGTAAACCCCGCAGGGGTGCCGAAGTTTATGACAGCGTGGCGCGACGCCACAATGCTCAAGGCAACCCAGTTTAAGTGGATACCAAAACCCACTGCCCAAGAACAAGTCCATGCGGCGCTGCAGCCAGCCATACGGTTTACAAAAGCGCAGTGCCTTGACCTGCCACCTGTTATTACGGAGACACGCGATGTACCCCTCACACCCCAGCAACGAAAGTACTACCAGATCCTTAAGGAACAGATGCTTGTCAAGGCGGCAGGTGAGACTATCTCGGCGATTAACGCCGCCGCCGAAGTTAACAAGCTCCTTCAAATTAGTGCTGGTGCAGCCTATACAGACAATGGAGAGGTTGTTGAGTTTGATTGCTCGCCAAGACTGGCGGTCTTGATGGAGGCGCTGGAGGAGACCCAGCGCAAGGTGTTAATATTCGCCCCCTATCGCCACAGCATCGACACGATTTACAACTACCTGACTAAGAACCACATCGTCTGCGACGTTATCCATGGAGATGTATCGCCGTCCAAACGTACAAAAATATTTAAGCAATTCCAAGAAGAAGCAGACCCAAGGGTGTTAGTTATTCAGCCCCAGTCTGCCGCCCACGGGGTAACCCTAACTGCTGCCGATACGGTGGTCTTTTGGGGTCCTGTGTTATCGACCGAAACCTATATTCAATGTTGTGCCCGATCCGACAGGAAAGGCCAGGACAGCGATAAGGTGACGGTCATCCACATACAGGGAAGCGAAATAGAACGCAAGATGTTTAAGCGTCTGGCTGAACGTGTGGAAGACAACAACCTGCTGGTGAAGCTGTATGAAGAGGTTGTTGACAACAAGTAAAATGTTTGACAAAATAGGAAAAAACAGAAAGGAGCTTTACATGACAGAAGAAACCATCCCATTGGACAAGCTGGCTAAAATTTACCGGCGCATCCGCACAAAGATTCAAGAGCTGACCACAGAGTACGAGACAGAAGTCGAAGCACTAAAGACTCAGCAACAGGAAATCAGTAATGCCATGAAGGACCACATGATGGCGGCTGGTGTTAAAAGCGTTCGCACCGACGAAGGCACAATCATGCTCGGACACAAAACCCGGTACACAACCAACGACTGGGACTCGTTCAAGAAGTTTGTGCTTGAGCACGAAGTGCTGGACTTGTTTGAGAAACGGATTGCGCAGAGCAACATGGCGCAGTTCTTAGAAGAAAACCCTGGTGTAGTTCCTCCGGGCCTCAACTCCGACAGTGAGTACACCATCACTGTTCGCAAACCTACTCGATAAGGAGAAGTAACTATGAGTAATGTCGTTCAATTTAATCCTAACAAAGCCCCCGCCTTTGCCAAGAAGCGTGGGGAATTATCCGATGTCGCCAAGGCCCTGATGGGTGGAGGCGGAGGTGGTGGCGGTGGTAAGCGCATTTCAATCAAGGGCGGTGTGTTTCGTTTGCTCGCCGATGGTAAAGAGATCGCTTCGATTGAAGACCGTCATCTGGATGTGGTGATTGCTAATGCAGCAGCAGACATTGGGCGCACCTTCTACGCAGGCGCTTATGACCCCGAGAAGGCGTCCGCTCCTGACTGCTGGTCGGCTGACGGCAACACACCTTCGGTTGAAGCAAAGAACCCCCAGTCGAAGACTTGCGCAACCTGCCCTCAAAATATGAAGGGCTCTGGTGCTGGCGAAAGCCGTGCCTGTAAGTTCTCCCAGCGCCTTGCGGTTGTGCTTGAGAGCGACATAAGTGGGGATGTGCTACAGCTTCAGGTACCTGCTGCCTCGTTGTTTGGTCAAGCTGAAGGCGAGAACATGCCCTTGAAAGCCTACGCCAACTGGCTCGGTGCGCAGAACATCAGCCCTGACGAGGTTGTGACCCGCATGAAGTTTGATACTAAGGCACAATCGCCCAAGCTTTTCTTCCGTCCTGTTCGCTGGCTGGATGATGACGAGCACGACATTGTCGTTGAGAAGGGTAATTCTGAAGAGGCTAAGAAGGCTGTCACGATGACGGTGGCTAAGACAGACAAGGCGCCTGACGCCCCTGTACTGGAGGCCCCCAAGAAACCCAAGGCGGCGAAAGAGGCTGTTGAGGACGATGTTGATGAGCCAGAAGTACGGCAAGAAAAAGCAGCGCCCGCCCCCAATAAGCGAAACAACCTAGCATCTGTAGTTGCTGACTGGGACACCGACGACTAAAAAAGGAGGGGGAAAGCGAAAGCAAGTACCCCTTAATTACATGCCTTACTCAGAAAAAACAAAACAACTTATCAACGACGCCCCTCAGTCGCTTGGCAATGATCTGGCCCGTTGGGCCATGTTGCGGGACATATCCGTGCAGAGAATTGCGCTAGCCACTGGGGCCACTCGACAGACGGTTTACAACTGGTTTACAGGCACCACCGAAGTTACGGCGTCTTACCAAGACCGTGTGAACGCAATTATCGACGTGCTTAAAAACACGACGCAGACAGAAGATGCTTGGAGGAAATTATGCAATACATTCAACCTACGAGCCTGACCGACGAAGAGCTGTTCAGGACCTGCCTTCAAATCCTAATCATGGGTGAGCTACCTAAAAACTACCAAGAAGAACTGCTTAAGCGCTTTGAAAAATTGCTCGATGCCGTAGCTGAAAAACAATAACTGAAGGGGGATTAAATGCAACCGCTTGATTTTCTAGCGGCGGTCCTCCCGTCTTCCGGTGTTTACTGTGCGGCTGAGTTTAATACTAAAAAGAAAGAGCATGTTTTTGTAGACAGTCTCGATGGACTTGTGACTGCAGCGGATTCGTTTGCCGCGCAGAATCGGGATGTGTACTTTGCTCTTGCCGCTTTTAAAGAATCGGGAAGTAGAACGGGAGACAACGCTCGTGCTATTAGGTCGCTCTTTATCGACATTGATATTGGCGACGAGAAGAAGTACAAAACGCGCACTGAAGGCCGGGACGCTTACCTTGAGTTTATGGGGGCGACTGGTATGCACACGCTGGGGGAGCCGATTGTGGTGTCTTCGGGCGGTGGGTTCCATGTGTACTGGCCCTTTACTGAAGAGGTCGAGATCGCCCAATGGAAACCTGTAGCCGAGAACTTCAAGCGCCTGTGCAAGCAAGAAGGGTTTGAGATTGACTGGAACTGTACGGCTGACGCTGCGCGTGTCTTGCGTGTGCCGGGTACCTACAACCAGAAGTTCGACCCGCCCAAGTTTGTAAAGATTCTGAAGGAAGGCTCAGGGCCGTTTAGCCTTGCGGCACTGGCTGAGTTCATCGAGAGCAAGCTTAAGGTCAAGTCTGTACTGGCCCCTGTTTTTGAGCTACCTGGACAACGCCCGACCCGAACCGCAAGTTCCATAGCGTTGATGGAAAACAATCGTACTCTATTTAAAAACATTGTCGTCAAAACCCAGGCTGGTACCGGGTGCGGTCAGCTTGCCTACTATATGGAGCACGCCCAGGAAGACGGTATTGAGCCGCTGTGGAGGGGCCTTTTGTCGTGGACCAAGCACTCTGACGACGGAGAGAAAGCCAGCGCATGGTTGACCAAGCAGCACCCCTACGACACCGAGCGCATGGAGCAGAAGCTTCGGGAGATTAAAGGTCCCTATGGATGTTTAAAACTTGATAGCATAAACCCAGGCGTGTGCCCGAGCTGCCCACACTACGGCAAGATCACGAACGCCCTCATACTGGGGCGGGAAGTCAAGGTGGACAACACCGAGAAAGAGGTGGTGCTGGAACCACAAACACAACCAATTGCACCCAAACCCGCCACAATTACGAGGCCCCCACCCCCCAGAGGGTTCTCCTACGGCGCAAAGAACGGCGTCTACAGGGACAAGACTGAGCAGGATGGGCAGGGCAACAGCATTACAACCCAAGTGCCTGTCATCCCCTACGACCTGTTTGTGGTCAATATACTGAAGAGCGAAGGCGAGCACATCGTTCACCTGCTGGCGCTCAAACCCCAAGGCCCTCAAGAAATTACGCTGCCCCAGCGGGCAGTAGTGTCCAGAGACGAGACAGTTAAGGCGCTTGCCCAGCAGAACGTTATTGCCTCCTTTGGGGCGGGTAACGACAAGAACCTGTTTGATTACGTACGGGCTTGCGTTGAGGATGCGTCCTTCTCACGAGCCGCCATTGACGTGCCTAGTAGCTATGGCTGGCAACCCAACAACACCTTTGTGTTCAATGAGCGCGTATTTTCTAAGGGTTTACCCCCACAACACATCCCAATGCGGGGGCTTATTAACGTCAACAAGGCAACCAAGCCCACCGGGTCGCTGGATAACTGGTGCAAAATTGTCAACCTTCTGACCAAGAAGCAGATGTACGAAGCCCTTGCCATGAGCTTGACTGGGTTTGCTGCGCCGCTTATGCGGTTTACAGGCTACGACGGCATCACCTTCCACCTTGGGTCTACCGAGTCAGGTACAGGTAAGAGCTTGACCTTGGAGCTTGCAGCCAGCGTATGGGGGCACCCCGTTAAGTACAGGGTCAGTAAGAATACGTCTGACGTTGCCATGCAACAGCGCCTGGGGTTACTCAACAGCATGCCGTTGATTTCAGATGAGATCACCAGCAAAAACCGCAAGGACTTCGAGTGGGTCGCTGGCTTTATCTTCGACGTAGCTGAGGGCCAGGGTAAAGAGCGGATGGAGTCAGGCGCTAACAAAGAGCGGGAGAACACGACCTACTGGAAATCCATCGCGCTTCTTTCCTCCAACACCCACGTCATTGACTACCTGACAGGCGCTCGACGGCACTCCTCGGAAGGGGAGCTTCGTAGGCTTTTGGAGCTTACGCTTAACAAAGTTATTAAGTGGGAAGACGGCGAGACGGAAACCATCTCTTTGCTACGTAACAACTACGGCGTGGCTGGTGAGAAGTGGGCGCAGTTTCTGGTGGACAACATGGAGCTCTGCCAGCAAGTGCTGGAGGAGACCCGCACCCAACTGAAGAAAGAATTTAAATTTACAGACGACGAGCGTTACTGGCTGGCTGGGTGCTCAGCGAAGGTAGCGTCAGCAATTCTGGTTGGCTCGAAGTACGCTGGCATCGTTGACCTGCCGATTGAAGGCATTATGGGCGTGCTCAAGGGCATGGTTGAGAAAATCCGTAAGGTCATCAAGAGCAACTTCAGAAGCGCAGAAGACGTACTCAACGCCTACATCAGGGAGTACTACGGTAAGTTCATCGTTGTGAAGTCCATCGACAACTCGCTAGCCGCATCCTTTGGCGATAGTGGCGTCATTGACCAGTCCATTACCCGTAGTGAAATCTTCGGTCGGGTCGAGCACAACGTGACCCCAGGCTATGTTGACTTCTTTATTGAGGAGTCGTTGCTCAAGCAGTACTGCTCCAGTATGAGCTTCGGATACGCGGACTTCAAGACGCAGATGGGGGCGATTAGCCACGTGACCTACATGAAGAAAGACCTGATGTCCAAGACCAAAGGGCCGCAGATGCGGGTCAACGCCATGAAGATTTCCCGCAAGATTGATGATGAAGAACATATATCCGTGGAAGCAGCTTAAGCAGGGGCAGGGGTTTTTCGTACCCTGCCTCGACACGGACAAAGTTTATGAAGAAGGACTCAAGGCGGCAGTCACCGCCAGGGTCAAAGGCAAAGCCTACGTCGGGATAAGAGCTAAGCAGCTTGGCGTCTTGTTTCTGCGACTAACTGACGAAACTCTTTAGCGGCTTCAATCTTTTCTTGCCTAATTTCTTTCAGGTACCTGTCTTTATCCGCAGGCGGCATCGTTTTATCAGCCCGAATCTCGCGCTCTTCTCTGGTCAGGTCACCCATGTACTTCTTAAATCGACCCGCATCCGACACCATGCT